TCATTTTTTAAACTTATCATCCAGCTTCTGAATAGAATCTCTTTTTTCCAAGGGTATGAAATGAAAATACGTTTTATAGGTGATAGTGATGTCGCTATGGCCTAATCTTTTAGATACATATGAAATATCTTCGCCCTCTGCCAGGAGATGGCTGGCGTGGGTGTGGCGTAGGCAGTGGAATGTGAGGCGCGGTAATCCGCATGCAATACAAAAATCAGGGAACCATGTTGAAGGCGTGTCCGGATGGATGTGTTGGCCGTCTTCCCAGCAGATGACTAGGTTATCGGGATTATATTGGTCCTTATCTTCCTCGTTTTCAAGAGAATCTTTATATTTATCTTGCTTGGCTTTTTCTTGGCGCAGTATATTGAGGGTTTCTTCTGTAACCTCAATACGGCGCTTTTTTTTATTTTTAGTGGCCTTATATACACAACCGTTGCCTGGCGTATAGGAAACGGAGCGTTTAATAAAGATGGTGGCATTGTCAAAATTAACATTGTCCCATGTTAAGGCGAGTAATTCGCTACGCCTCATCCCTGTTCGGAGAGCCAAAGCAACGAGAGCATAATAGAGGGTATCTACCGTATGGCGCTCCAGGGTAGTTATTTGGTCAGCGGTAAAAACTTTTACAAGGTCCTCATCTTCGTCAAAATCATGTTCAGGAGGGTCGGGGATTGTGATTCTATTAGCTACATTCTTGACTAATATTTCATCCTCATAAATGGCGTGATTGAGGATTCGGCGGATCACCTGGTGGTGTAGCTCTACGGTTCTTTTACCGATGGGTTTGCTTTTTTTATCGCCCTTCTCATCCTGTCCTTCTTTGTCTTTTTCGTTATCTTTCTTTAATCTTCCAGCCTCATAGATTCTTAAGTAAAAACTTTTAAGGTCCGAACGTGTTAGTTCTCCAAGCTTGATATGCCCAAGCCAAGGGACAATGCGCAGCTCTACACAGCCTTTATAACTTACACGGGTCTTGGGTGCTAACATTTTGGCTTCAACAGTGGTTAGCCAATTCGTAAAATATGCTTCTATTGTTACAGTGGGTGATTTGATGAATGTTTTGTTGGCTATTTGGCCTAAAATAACATCCAACTGACGCTGTGCTTCATCTTCATCGTTTGTCTTGACCGATTTCGACCAGCGTTTACGTACACCTGTTTCAGGATCGAACCCTTCATCGATGATCAGCGTATAGCTACTTTTGTGGCGTTTTTCTATACGACCTTTAGCCATGGAATTTCATCCCTTCCTTAAAACCGTTTTAAATCTGCCAGTTGCTGAGGAATACCTAATGAGAACGCCATGGCATACAGGCCGTAAGCGGCGTGTTTTTGTAACATGCTATCCGGCATCAGCAACTCTACGGCAAAAGTATTGGCTTCACGTTCTATCCTATCAGTGGAAAACAGTGTGTGACTTTTTAGAAAAGGGGTATTGATGTGAGGGTGGCAAATCGCATGGCCGAGCTCATGGGCGCAAACAAAAGTTTCCAAGTTTTCGGGTAAGGCGTTGTTCAGGTGAATGAATTTGCTGCGTTTATATATGTTGAAGAACCCGAGGGTGTTTTTCATATCAGAATGGATAATTATAATATTTAGATTATCGGCAATAACAAATGGATTGTTAGTGTTGTGCTTTCTGACAAGAGTTTCGACAGTACTTTTGGTATCCATATAAATTACTCCTTACGGTATTTTTTAGGAGTGAATTTTTTCTTTGCAATTTGTTTAGCCAGTTTCATGGAAGTCAAGAGGCTGGCTTTTAATAATTCGCGGTCTTCTTCATCTTCTGGGTCATTGTAGGCTGCCATACCGTTTTTATCGTCAAGGTTGCCTAGCATGGTTTCAAGGTCTTTGGCAATATCACGCTCATCTTTTGGCGTGAGGGCGGGAAGGGAAGATTTAGGTGCAGAAGAATTATCTTCCCACCCCATTAAGTAGGAAGGCGATGTCTGCAAGACTTCTGCAAAAGCCTTTATTTTAGATTGGGGAATATCGTTTTCACCTATTTCGATCTTATTGATGGAAGAACGAGATTTATAACCTAGCCGTTTAGCTAATTCTTCTTGCGACATGTTCAATTCTTCTCGTCTTAAACGTATTCTTTCAAAAAACTCCATACGTGCACATCCTTAATCATAAACTTTTGTTTATAATTAATATACTATAATGTAAATTTAAAATCAACAATAATTTATAAAACATAAAAAAAGTGTTGACAGGTAATCTACACATTGCTATTATGTAATTGTAGATTTTTAATCAACAAAGAGTGAGAGGAGGTAAATATGACCAATACTTTAGAATTAGAAATTGCTATAAAGCGTGCTGGTTTAACTAGAAAAGAAATAGCTAATAAATTAGGTATCTCATTGATGGGACTGTATAAAAAAATTAACAATATTACAGAATTTAAAGCAAGTGAAATCTCAAAGCTCGCTGAATTATTAAAAATTAATAACTTCAAAGAAAAAGAACGTATTTTTTTTGCCAGTTAAGTTGATTTAAAATCTACAAAACGTTATACTGCAAACCAGTAATTTAGCCTAGAAAGGTAGGTGCTATTTATGCAAATAGAATGTACAGCTTGCAAAACTGTGCTTTCTCCTAAAAACAAGTTTTGTCCTGAATGCGGGGCGCTTGCACCGAAACCGGAACCACTACCCGAATCACCAAAAGACGAGGTATTAACTACTTATGAAGCAGCGGAGTTTCTCAAAATCTCTCGCTGGAAGATTTATGATTTAGTTCGCAAAAAGCAGATTCCATTTAAAGCAATTGGCACACAAAAACGCTTTGTAAAAGCTCAATTGATTGAGTGGTTGCAAAGGTCATCTACTGGTCACTTTATGCCATCAGGTTAAAGACCGGGTTGATCGGCCCCAAAACACAGGAATTGCAGTAACCGGTAATGTTGGACAGGCATAAAAAAGCCGCCCAGGGGCGGGAAAGTGAGGTGGGACTTTGGACAAGCAAAAAAATACCGCCACTACTGCGAATAGTGACGGTTTGGGCAATACGTTTTACTGACAGCAAGATTAATGATAAAGAAAGGAGTAAAACCATGAATAACGATTTAGATAAGGCAATTGAAACATTTTTAGTTAACTATATAAGTCTTTGTGAACAATGTACCAAAAATCTGAAAGACGGCAAGCCTTTCGATTCAGAAGCATTAGCAACACTTAACGATAGCGCCCGTGTTGTTGCCAGTCATATAAAGCCAAAGGAGCGGGCTATCACTAATACTGCGAAGTTAGATGATTCTACAATAAATTTCGAGACTGCTCACGAGTGTGCGAAAAACATTGACGGTGCTTTTCAGCGTTTTTTAAATCCCAATAAGAAGCCAACAAATGTTGAGTCATAACCCCCATTGCTTGTACCTGTGTTAACGATGCTACCATAACCGGAATCAATGGTCTACCAGCATATGAGTTTACCAGATGATCTATTGCAGGAAGTGACTGATAATAAGCACCTATAGACTGTAGTTCATTAACTGGGAGAGATGTTAAATATATTTTAACGCTATTCCATGTGCTAATTGAAAATTCTATTGATGACCCTGAGTTGATTGGAAATTTGTTATGAGTAAGTATGTCATTTATTTCTGCTAAGTGACCTTGTATTTCTAGCCAGACCAAAAGAGCGTTTTTGCATCGTAAATCTTTTTCCTTTTTATTCTCCAGCCAATTTGTAGCAGCTAACACAATTAAACCAGCAATTGTGCCTTGGCACAAAATAGTAAACAAGTCTCCAAGAATTTGTTTGAAGTCCAAAATAAGCACCTCCTTTCTGAGATGCTATTTCGACAAAGCATATGAAATTACCTGTAACAATTTGTAAGAAAGGAGCTAATTACTGTGAGCATCTCAAGAACAGTCCAAGCCCTGCAGCGCGAAAGTAGAATAGCGGTTCATTGGGCGCAACTCGCCAAAGAGACAACTCGTAACCGGGAACGTAAGGACTATAAAAAGCGTAGCGGCAGGCATAAAAAGCAGGCAGAAGGTTTCCAGGCAATATTGACGGCCCTACTGAGGAAGGAGGGTGTGTGGTAACATGAAGCGCCTAATTGTGGTCGCGTGTTTGTTCGGACTGGTAGCTGTTAGCTGCGGAAACGCCGATCAGACGAAGGGGCATTTAGAGTCAGAAGTTTATGTAGTTAAATCCGGCGACACCTTAGACACAATATCCTACAAATTCATGGAGAAATCTAGTGTTCGCCGTGACGTTCGCGAATTCCGTGAAGGAATTATTGAACTTAACTATGACATGGTTTTTGCAGTCCGGTATCCTCATGAACTAATTATGCCTGGCGATAAACTCACCACCAATTATTGGGTTGCAAAGGAGGAAATTAAATGAAACCTTGGACAGCTGAAGACTTCCAATACCTCCGGGATAACTGGGACCATACATCAATTCCCTATATAGCAAAGAAACTTGGCCGCACGGTTAATGCAATCAAGATTAAATCCGTAAAACTTGGCCTTGGCCGTCATCTGCATGCTGGTGAAGAAATAACCTTTTTGGAACTATGCCGGGCACTTGGTAAAGAAGGCAATTATGGTTCATATAAAATATCCTGGCCAAAGCATGGCTTACCAGTGAAATTTAAAAAGAGCATCAAGGCAAAGTTTATGGTTATCCGCATTGATGCCTTCTGGAAATGGGCCAAAAAGAATAAGCAACTAGCTAGACTTCTCTAAATTTCAGGAAAACTCACTAGGGAAAGAGCCTGACTGGGTACCAGTAAAACGTCGGGCAGACATCGCAGCATCAAAGTATAAGCGCACTCCCTGGACCAAGCAGGAAGATGATTACTTAGTTTTCTTACTCAACCAATTCAAATTTGGGTACAAAGAAATATCAGAGAAACTATGCCGGACTGAAGGGGCAATCAAGCGCCGAATGATTGATCTAAAACTAAAGCAACGTCCTGTAAAAGCAAATAACCATATCCCCTGGGAGCCTCATGATATTGAAAAAGTAAAAACCATGCACTTTGAAGGCTGCTTGCCGGAATTAATATCCACCAACGTGGGCCGATCGGCGTGTGCTGTTCGTGGCCTGCTGGAACGTTTAGCAAAAACCGGCGAATTAGTACCACCAGTGGTTATAAAACCTAAACAAAACCGCGCTGGGACAAGCTATCGCCAAGCATTACCGAAAGAGCAGTGGCCTAAAGCGCAGAAGCTCCTGGCAATGCTATCAATAGCTGAAGCGAAAAGCAATAGAACAGGTCAGCAGCCGGATATTGATATGAACAAGTTACGCGAGGCATTCGCGAACTTTTAAAGGAGGGACAAGCCCATGCATGACATTATCGAAATACTCTGTAATGGCGACTTTCACGGGCGGGATTTAGCCAGAAGCTATTTTACCTTCGCGGATCTGGAAGAACTAGCCCAGAAAAAGGAAAAGGCCGCTGCTACCAACAGCGACCAATTACAATGAGAATACCACTTGTACGAAACCCTTACGCTGCTACCAACAGTGTAAGGGTTTAACCAAAAGTATATGGACTACCAGACACTTCCATTATAGTCCATATACAGCCTAAAAGTCAATAAATTAGCGGCTTCAAGGCCGTTTTTGACTTGATAAAAGTGATTAATCTTTGGACTAAACTATAGACTTTCTATTAGCAGTATACCCAAGTTACTCTTAGTTATTCATGGGTAGAAAATATAGTTATTAATGGGAGAAAGTTACAATGTCTTATATGAAGTCAGTGACCAAAGCAGGAAGAGTTACGGACGTGGTATTATGCCATGACCCGAAACATAACTCGCCCAAAAGGCCAAGGAGTAAAAATAGAAACAACACCACGGAAACACAAAAAAAGCACAACAATCGAAGATCGAAGCGAAATTTATATCTCCTAATGTGTGCCAACTACAAAGCAGATGATTTATACCTGACGTTGACATACCGAGGGGAAGCAGCGTCACCAGAAAACGCCAAAGAGCATATCGGCAAATTCCTCCGAGACCTGCGCCGCCTATACCACAAACACGGAGTACCGCTAAAATACATAATCACCACAGAAGCCGAACGCACCCATCACCATATGCTGATAAACAACATTGGCATTAGTACTAAACAGATTAAGCAACTATGGGATAAGGGTTTTTCTAAAATACAGCTTTTCGGTGGAGAACCGGAAGATTGCAAACGCCTTGCCAATTACATGGATAAAGCCGAGAAGAAACACCGTAAACGCAATTGGAGTTGTAGCCAAAACCTCATACACCCCAAACCGGTAAAAATGGTAGTACCGGCAAGCACCTGGCGCGAACCGATAAAACCGCCCAAAGGATACTACCTAGACCAGGACAGCGTTCAGCGCGGCGAAACATCAATGGGCTACCCATACCTGTATTACCAGCTAATTCAGCTACCGGGGGAGGATGACAGCACATGAAATGCATACCAGGTAAGGCCAGCCGAACCAATTGCCTGAAATGTAATAGCCAGGGGCGGGTAGTTGGCTATAAGAGCCCAATGGTAGACATGGACTGTCCAAACTGCGGCGCAACATGGCGCACAATATCCTCGATTTGCGAATGCTGTCATTCACCAAGTGGAACCCCATATTATACGGATTGCAAACATTGCGTAGGTAAAAAGAAACATACAAAGGAGAGCTGATTTATGAAACAACAAATAATCATGAACAGTTTTATTTCAGTCGACTTAAATTCAATTACTATGCCGATGATCACAGTCTACAAAAACCCAAGTGACTTTCCCGGAAAGTTTGTAGCCCGGCTATTCCGACTGCATAAGCCAACCATCATAGCCGTAGTAAAAGACACGTTGCCGGAAATACGAATGACGATACCACGGCACATGGTAAGACTACCGAGGCACCAAGCAGATGACCCCGCGATTTTAGAAACTTGGATATAAAGGAGCTGAGTCAATGGAACAAGTTAAAAACCTTGTGTCTGAGGACATGGAAAAATTAAGCCAGGAGGATTTCATTGCCAAATATTGCGCCGATGAAATCACCAACTCTTGCCACAATTGCGAAGAATGCCAGCGGGATGGAAGCTGCTGTTTAACTTGTAAATATCGAAAACAGTGCCCTTTTACCTGCCGATCCGAAGCGGAAAGACTCAAATTAGAAGCAATCCCAACTTATGAATTTTATAAAAAAATAGCTAATCATGATGAAAGTCTACTTACATTTGTTGCAGCCGAACGCATTCGTAACGATGAAAACAGGATAGCTGAGTTAATAGAAAAACACGTCCAATCTTGTATAGCGTGTGAAAAGATGGACTATACCAGCATGGTTATAGAACTAAAAGCAAAGCTATCCCAAACTAGGCAATATACAAAATTAGGCGAGATGGTTTTTAAAGTATTTCAGAATAATTTAGAAAACCAGGTAAACCAGGCGAGTGATTGCCCCATACCAAACTATGAGGCTGACTGTGAGGAATGTCCATTTTCCATGGTATGTGAAACGGTAATAGAAATAGAACAGCAAATGGGCGGGACGGAGGCAAACCATGATAAGTAACCCATACCCAACGAAAGGCACGGCCAAGAGTGCCGCAAAGGTCTATGCACAAGAGAACGGAATCAAGAAATTCCTGCTGATGCTGGACTTGGACAAGCGTCAATATCATTTCACAGATCAAGAAAAAGACCGCGAATCTAAGATGATCGTATTCGCCCGGTACGCGTTAATTAAAGACAAATGGCGCGACAAAAGCCCACTTGGCAAAGTTGCCAGTAGGGGCGGGATAATCAAAAATGAAAGTTTTTTAGGAGGAAAATAAAATGTTTCTACTCATGACAATTATTTTTATCGCATTAACAATCAGAATTATTTTTCTAGGGCCAATTATGCGCAATACGCTGAATGAAATAAATTTGGCAAATCATTTAAAGAAAGTCAATAATACTTCGGTGCCAAAAGATATCGAAGCAAAGGCGGGCGCAGTAATCACGTTTGGATTATTTATGGTCGTAATTAATCTAATCTATTTTATATATGCCTATGATGTTGATCAACTTAGATGGCCAACATTAGTTATGCTTTTAGTGTTCATTTTAAGACTGATATTTACTAGAATTGACAACGAAATTGAGTATAAGCCGATACAGAGATGTTCCGTCATGATAATACTTAGAAACTTAATTTTCCTAGCGTATTACGGATACATACTTAGTTCTTTAGTGTGAGGTGGAAAGTACATGAACAAAGTAATTCTAGTTGGCCGACTAGCGCAAGATCCGGAAGTAAGATATACCCAAAGCGGTAAGGCGGTAGCGTCGTTTAATCTGGCAGTTAACCGCTTTAGTAGCGGCCAAGGTCAAAATAACGCAGATTTCATTCCTATTGTAGCCTGGGAGAAATTGGCCGAGACATGCGGTAACAACTTGACCAAAGGACAAAAGGTGTTGGTCGATGGTCGGCTACAGATTCGCTCCTATGAAGCCAATGATGGTCAGAAACGTCGCGTCGCCGAAGTCGTAGCGCAATCCATCGAGTTCCTGGAACGCAGACAGGCACCCGCATCTAGTGGGGATGCCGGGAATACAGACATAAATTCATTCGGCAAAGATGTATACCCAGAGGAAGAGATACCTTTCTGAAAGGATAAATCTGTCGGCAGTGTGACGACACCTAAAACCGGCAACCACCGGCAGCGGGCGGCGGAAAAAGCACGGACAAAGAATAAAAGGGGGCGGGAAAGAAATGCCAGTGAGAACAAGAGTAACAGCCCACAAAACAGATGACTTCAAATGCCTTGAACTTGGCGACGGTGCCGGTGTGGTTATTGACCCGGTAAGCATCGAAACAGCGGGACGGAGTAACCACGGCGTTTGCAAAAGCATCAAGCTAGATCCAAAAGAATTTGAACACATGTTAGGCGCAATACCTAACGCTGAGCGCCTGAAACCTGTTAAGTGTCCGCTGAAAAATAGAAAACCAGTATTTGATCCTAACCAATTGACCAAAAAACGTAGAAAAAGGGAGGTAACCTGATGAAAACGTGTGTCATGGGAAAACAATGCGATTGCGTTTATAACTCTCTCAAAGGCTGCACGGATAAACCGGCAATAGAAGGCTGCCCGCCAGTGTGCATGAACTACGAACAGCGCAAACAATACAAACCGTCAATGTATTCAAATAAACCAAGATAAGGGGCGGGATAAAGAAAGGCGGCGTTTCTAGTGGTTGATGATGCAATACATTCGGTGAACGTGGGCCGAGTAGCTAAAAACGTTCTATCAATCGGCAGATTTGGGTTATTTCAAGTTGAAGATTCAAATTTAATTGCTACAGATTGGTTCATTCTTAGTGTTACGGATGACCAATTCTGGAAGATTCAATGCAAGCTGGAAGCAAGGCAAAAGAACGTTTGGCTATATAAGAGCAAAGACAGTATTCAGGAATGCACCGGCGCAACAGCTGCACAAACATATGAGCTATACTGCAACCTGGTTTATGAGAAAACAGAGCAGTTAAAGAGAACATCCCTAAACCTGGGCGGCATTGAACTATTTACCGATGATGGAAAATATATCGGAATCCAGGCAAAACACCTGGACATGATCGAATACGCGCCGGTCGTGAAAAAAGCTAGGAACCGTGAAAGCGCCATAGTTGACGATGTTCACGTATTTACCATAGTGAGTAAGGAAAGCACAGAAAGCAAATACCTCAGACCACTAACCAATCATGGAGAGGGAGCTTGAGCATGAAAACCATATCAATAATCAACCTCAAGGGCGGGGTAGCCAAGACCATAACAGCCATTAACATGGCCCATATACTGGCAACCGTGTACAGCCAGCGGGTTTTGCTTATAGACAATGACAAGCAGGGCAATACATCCAAATTTTTTGATCTGCATAGCTACGATAAGCCAACCATTGCTGATTTACTAGTTGAAAGGGATTTTGACACGCATAGGGCGATTAATCCCACCCTATATAGCAACCTTAGTGTTATTAGCGCCAACATGAACCTGCTGAATGCCAATCTTAAGATCATCCTGGACGTAACCAGGCAGCAACAAACCATTCTCAAAAAAGCCTTACAGCAAATAGAATCAGAATATGACTACTGCATTATAGACAATGCCCCGGATATCAATATCAGCGTCATAAATAGCCTGGTCGCTGCAGATGAGGTTATAGTCCCCATAAAGATAGATCAATTCAGCTTTGACGGCCTGGATCAGCTAACCGAGCAATTCAAGGACATCCGCGAATTTAACCCATCACTGAATTTCAAAGGCTGCTTGATAACTCAGTACGCTAAAAACAAAGTTAACATGCAAGGATCTGATTATCTAAACGATGGTCAAAAATATCCGATATTTAAAACCCGCATTAACCGCACTGTCAAGATTGATGAAAGTACCTTTGCGGGAGAGCCGATCATAAAACACGCCAGGAGATGTAGAGCGGCCAAAGACTATCTGGACTTTGTAAAAGAGTACTTAGAGAAATAAAAAAATGTGTTCAATTTGAACACATTTAGAGGGGGCGGGATAATTGGCAAAAGGGAAGTTCAGTTTAACTGACCTGCTAAACTCAAAATCAAAGCTTGTAGAAAGTTCCAGCATTACTGACGGAATGGTCAATGATTTTAAAATTGACCTAATAAGCGTTCACAAACTGGAACCGTCAGCAGATAACTTTTATTCCCTGGAAGGAATTGACGATTTAAAGGACTCTATAGAATTACTTGGGGTACAACAAAACCTAACCGTAAAGCCGATTGAAGGTAGTGGCAAATACAAAGTAATATCCGGACACCGGCGCAGGCTTGCCAGTCTTCAACTGGTGGAAGAAGGTAAGAGTCAATTTGAGCATATCCCCTGCCGTATAGAAACCAATATTGACGATATCAAGGAACGAATATTGCTCATTTACACCAATTCAACCACCAGACAATTAACGGATTGGGAAAAAGTTACTCAATTGGCCCAACTCAAAGAACTGCTGAAAGAGTACAAAAAGACTCATGAACTACCAGGGCGGGTAAGGGAGCTATTGGCCGAAACCCTAAATGTATCAGAAAGCCAAGTTGGACGGATTGAAAGCATTAATGACAATTTGACCGAGGAATTCAAAGAAGAACTCAAGCATGACAATATAAACTTTTCCACAGCTGCTGAACTATCCCGGCTATCAGTGGCAGACCAGAAAGCAGTTTATGAGCAGCATAAAGAAACAGGATCAACAACACTGAAAGCCGTCAAAGAGAAAAAGGTCGCAGCTGTACCAGTTCAACCACAGCCAGTAACACCTGAGCCACCAAATGTAAGAATCAGTGAGCTACAAGCGTTACTAAATAGCCTTGTAACAATTCGGGCGCAATATGACAGCCTAATGGACAACCCGGCAGGTGAAAAAGCCTTGAAAATCTTGGAAGAAGTAAACTCCAAACTTTATGATGACATTGAAGCCATTAAGGCTGGTGTATTAGGTGAGCCGCTATTTAACGAGCAAGGGGGCGGGGCGTAGATGGAAACCATAGAAAATTGCCGTGTACTTAAAAATGCCATTAGTCGATGTATCGGCTATCCTGACTTGATAGACGGAAAGTGCCAAGGGTACTGCACGGAAGAAAGCGACGATCCTTGCGAACAGTGTAAGCGGTGCCGGTATCTGCAAAACTGGGAAGCAGCCAATGCCTAAACCAACACGTGATATATGCCCGTTATGCGGACGAAAATTATATTTTGACCTATTTTATAAAGAATGGCGTTGCCCAGGACTAAAATGTGACTATCGGAAGGGAGCTAATACAAAATGCGTAACTACACCACTTATACAGAAATAACCAAAGAGATTTTAGATAATCTCTCAATAGGAGATTTGGTTAAAGTTAACGACTGGAAAAAGCCTATGAGGGTAAAGTGCATATCTGAAAACTATGTCGTAATAGTGCAAAAGCAGTTCAAGGAAACATATTACTCCGTTATTGAGAAAAAGCGGCGTAATACTGGCGACCATAATGCTATGAGACAAGGATTGTTCCACTGCGGGAAAGATGATTGGATTTTTGGTGATTCTGAATTTAGATACAATTTTGATGATACCGAAGCGGTTGCGCGTTATCTCCAAACTTTTGAGACAGAAGAAGCCCACTTATCCGAAAGGAATGCAATCCCTATTTTGACGCTGCATGTTAAGTCGGAGGTACGAGGTGCCGGGGCTGGGAATCGCAACCATGAGCGGCAAAATAAGACTCCCAAACAATCAAATTTGGGTATAGACAACGAAAGCAGAACAGTACGCCCGAGAACATTTTAAATCCGATAACCAATTAGACAAGCGCAAAGCTGGTACTCCTGCCACTTTTGGTACAGACGAATTAGGACAAGTCACTCCTAAAGTATGGGCTGATAAGGGGTACATTGAAACTGGGGAGGGGAAATCGTGAAAACAGTATATATAGCACATCCATTAAGAGATAACATCGAAGAAAACGTTAAAAAGGTCGATGCAATCTGCCAGCAACTTCACAATCAAGGGGAGGTCATACCATTTAGCCCGATCCACGCCTTTGGCTTTGTAGATCCAAAGGATGACCAAACAAAAGTATTTGAATACTGCAAAGTTTTATTATCAAAAGCTGATGAACTTTGGGTACATGGTAACTGGCGTAATTCAGAAGGCTGCTTAATAGAAATTGAGTTTGCCCTCCAGCAAGGGATACCGGTTATGTATAAATAAGGGGCGGGACAAGCCTCAACAGGAGTGAGAGGATATGGAATGGTACGGGGTAACAATAATGTGCTTTATAGTGGCAAGCATAGGACTATTGATAGGCTGTATGTGCCGGGTAGCTGTCAGAGCAGACGAACGGGCGGGATCAAAAGCTACCGTAGCCACAGGCGGCATAGTAAAACCAGGTACATGGGTTTATTACCCAGACTGCCAAGCGGAAAGCAAGATCAAGCCTGTAGTAGCATCAGTTAAGTCTGAAGTAGTGCATTATGAACGCGCTAGGCAAGTTGCAAAGTCAGCTATAAATTTAATAAGCATGTTTTATAAAGCCAAAAGGAAAAAATTTCGATGGAAAAACTATTATAAAGCCTTAAAAGTCAGGGGGAGAGTAGCAAATGGCTGCAAAAGAAGCGAAGGAAGTCAATATTCAAAAAATAATTGAGCAAGCAGTCGATAAGGCGGTTAAGGCCACTATGTTCCTTGGGGCCGATCAAGCCCGAACAGAAACTAAAAACCTATTTAAACAGACCGAAATACGTCTGTACGCTTATTCCGAGCTTAGAAACAATATTGCCAAATATAACTTAGATATTAAAGATCTACGATGTGAAAGCCCTGGACGCTCAAAGGACATTGCATCTTTTAGTACCCATGGGGGCGGGATAAAATTTACTGAAGAAGAAATTCAAGAGGCTAGGATAATGATTCTACAAAAGAAGATTTATCGTGATCAAACGGAGATTGACGAAATAGAATTTGCATTAGAAGCTGTTCAGAATGACGAATATTACCCGATAATCGAAATGCGATATTTTAAAGGCATGAAAGATGATAAAATTGCAGAAATTGTTTCATGCGATCCTAGTACAATTAGAAGAAACAAAAATAGAATGATTAGGCGAATTGCGGTTAAACTATACGGTGCACAGGCCGTATGCTGATGCACATTTGTAATGCCTAAAAGATGCTATTTTATTATGCACAAACAGCCTGTATAATCAAATTACGATAGAAAAAGTATGAGCCGCCAAATTTGGCGGCTTTTTGTTTACAAAAAAACAGCCATTAAGGCTGTTTTTTAAATGGGTTATTAGCAGCATGTAAGCCAAGATGGTCTTTTAATGCAGATTGCAGGATTTTAGAGAAATTCACATTCTGTTTTTCTGCTATGTCATTGAGATATCGAGGAATAGTCAAGGTTTTTTTGACAGCACGATTATCAAGTTCGGCTCGAATAGGTAGCATCCAGACTTCAATTAAGCCTATTACTTCTCCTTTTTCCAAATCAATACTATCAATAGAAGAAGGTGCCGGAATATCATCGCCATCGCGTTCCATTCCCCACAGATGAAGCCCCAAAGCTTCTTTGGCCATTTCATGAGCATGCTGAAGGTTATCACCGATTGATATGCACCCAGGAAGGTCAGGGAAGGAAACTCCGTATTTATCTTGTACTGATTTCTCAAAGATTGCGGGATAAATATAAGTATCACGCATTACATAAACCTCCTTACAAGCAGGGCTATTAAATTAGCCCTGCTTGCTTTAGTATAGATTTTTCCGTTCTTGGTGTTAAGTCATCGTTGTTACCATGAATCGGTACAGTGACTTTGCCTTTTTTCATAGGGTGTTTGAATTGCCGATGTGAACCCTCTTGTTCAACTTCATACCACCCATCTTTCTTTATTAGTTTTAGTATATCTCTAACTTTCATCGGCATTACACTATCCCTCCTGATGTTTATATTATATCATACGTATTAAATACGTGTCAATAATAAATACACATAAAAACACGTGTTTATTTTACAAGGAGGTACTGCTATTACGATGCTACAAAAACGTAAGAAAGTACGCTTAACCGGTAAGCCGTTAGCAAAGCTAAATAATGATATACATGAAAGAGACGACCACACCTGCATAATAGATGGGTGTGGTCGTTATGTTTCTGACAAAGAGAAATTTCACCATGAGCCGCAAGGTAATGACAAAGAAGATCGTATAGAGTGTGGAGCGCTGCTCTGTTACAAACATCATATTGAGCGGCATAGAGGAATGAATAGTGCGGCCATAAGGCAGCAATGTGTTGATTATCTCCAAAGAAAATATAGCCAAGGATATATTGCAGGAATTAATTCCCTTTTGCCGAATGGTGTAAGGAAATGGAAAAAGGAGGACATTTATAGTGTCTCACAAAGAATATAAACCCTTGGAAACTTTTATTGTTCCTACCGAAGAACCTATATCAGAAAGAATAATTAAACGTGCTATGTTTATTTATGATAGTGTCCACATTCCGGATCCTAATGAGACTCACTTATTACCAGATCATGCAATTGAAGATAAATATCCTCATATGACGATAATTTCTGCTCCGTTTGGTCCGCATATACGTACCCCAGATTATGAACAAGCACTAAATACAACTCTAGAAAAGTGTTCGAATCAAATAACTAGGGGAATTATAAAAGTTGTTAATGTAGATCAGACTTCCTTTCCATATAGAACGTTGCGCCATGCTTATCATTGGTTTATCGGAAATAAAGATGTAATGATAAGTGCAGTACAAGGATTTGCGTTACCTTCCGAAGATGAGCAAGAATTTCAAGAACAAAAGAAGATATTTAGACCTGGAATTTATTCTGGTTTTAGTATAGTGCCGAAGGGCTATCATTCACCTGAAAATGATTATCCTCCCCAATACGAAATTCCTGGTATTGATGAAGAACGTGCAGGATATATTTCTGATGTAGCATGTTTAAGGATTGGAAGAACATTAAAGTATTTATTACATGTAAATCAAAAAGGTGATGTATGTCCACTGTTTACTGATGAAGCGTTTGCTGGAATAGTTCAAAACATCTATGAAAGCACTAAAAATAATAGTTCATTAATTATTAAAAGTAATAATTATGAACAGCAGATATCTATAGCAATGGAAAAATTTTTATTTAGAGAAATCATTAACCCTGATGTTTTGGATAATATGAGTTTCAATGATGTGGAAAAATTAAGAGGAAAGTCATGGGCAGGTTTGCAAGAAGTCAGGAGGAGTCTTAAGCATTCTTTAAATAAATCACTGATTGAACTAGAGGATGCTACCCCGCGAGAAGCAAAAAAAATTATTGCAGAGAAATTATATGAGATGTTAGATAATTATCAAAAAACAGAGGCGGACTTCTATGATGAGTTTAAGGCTATGGGAATTGCTTTGGGGTTAAAGGCTATTTCTATACCAACTGCGGTAACAACACTTCACCAATTACTACGAGCACCAGGGTGGGAATCATTAATTGCATCAGGTACCAGTGCGATAGCAACAGCAGTGGGGCTTTCGGCTGAACGTATAGCGTCTATTTGGAAAAAGGATCATGCTAGAAAGAGAATACCTATGTATGCTTTAATGAAAGGCATATCTTCAAAGGTTAAATACTAATACTGAATAAAATGGAAATATCAAATGTCAAGCCGTCCGAATAGGGCGGTTTTCTTTTGGCAGGAATTAATTGTACTTCCTCGAATTTGTTAATAAAGGAGGAAGTACAATGACTAATGATATTTTTGTTAGAATAATATTATTCTCTGTTGTGATAATAATATTCTGTTTCGGTTGGTCAAATAGTTCATTAAGTATAGATATGGCTCCATATCAAAAACTTGATTTAATTATTAAATTTGGTGGTGCTATAATTGCTTTAATTAGTGCCTTTGTAGCCTATTTTAAATATATCGATGAAAGAAACCGGCAATATCTTGAAAAAAGATTGACGCATATATATGGACCATTAATAGGCTTATTAACTTCTTGTGCAACCCTTGAAGGTATGAATCATACTGAAGAAAATGGAAAAATTAAACTAATTGTACCTGCTAATTGGGGTAATATTAAAGGATTAGGGGAATTTCATTATAGCTCTACGGAGTTAGATAAGATTTTAGATGGGGAAGCTTTTTTATCTAAAATTGAAGATCATATTGGATATGCTAGACCACAACTTGTGGAGTTATTTTATCAATATAAGTTTTTTCTGCAAATCAAAACAATAGTTAGTGATAGTGATATAACACAAGAGGAAAGAGAGCAAGTCAAATTAAAGCTATTAGATGAGATTGCAGAAGGATATCAAGATACAATTAAAAAGCTTGGCTTAGAATAAGTTTAATATTTGATCTTACTGAGAGCTCTTAGCAGGGCTCTTTTTGATATCTAGTATATTGCAGGAATTAATTCCCTTTTGCCGAATGGTGTAAAGAAATGGTAAATGGGGAGATGGTTATACTATGGAACCTATTTATGGGGAAACTGGAAGCGTAGAAGGTTGGCTAGATAATGGGATATTTTACAATTTAAGTGGTTCAGCAATGTTATTCCTAAAAAACGAACATATCTATTCTTTTCAAAATGGTGAGCATAAAGGAAGATTCTTAAATGGTTTAATTAGGGATCACGCCGGTACGGTAGTAGGATTTATGAATAAAGCAATCGGTGGGCCGATGAAACCATTAAAGAGTTTGCTTCCATTACGGCCATTAAAAAGTTTAACCCCATTGAAGCCGATAACACAAACACCGCCAATTAAACCCTTAGACACATTGTCGTGGTCAAAAATAAATTTAAGTGACTTTATTGGATGAGAGCCCTCGCCGGGCTCTTTTCTTTTACCCAAAAACAGGAGGTGACATACTTGGCAGACGTAACCTGTTCAGATATTAACTGTATACACAACACGAACGGCAACTGTACGGCTGCCAGTATATCACACACATTGATAGATTCTGTGTGACTGGCAGCAGACGACCACGTGATGAGACACCAGAGCTGATGCGAACCGATAGACCTAGTTGTCATAAGCTTGGAGGCAAGTATCGAAGTGAGCGAGTGACCAACATTTTGAAATAGGTACTTCCAGCGAATAAGTGGGTTGCGGGTCATCCGAGCCCCAATAACTTCCTAGCTACAATTTTAATTTTATGTTTACTTACTGAAAGGGTGATTTATTTTGGAGCAAATTGTAAAAATAACCAAGACCACAAAAACCACTGCCGATGGGCTTGCTGCTTGCTTTGGGCTGAGTCGCCCACGTATTGTGCAGTTGGCCAATGCAGGTGTGCTTGTTCGTGATGAAAACAGTAAATATAGCGTTACTGAAAACATTCAGCGATATATAAATTCTAAGGCTGGTACCGATGGAGAATTATCGCTTGATGGGGAGAGAACTAAGCATGAAAAATTCAAAAGTCGGCTTACAGAATTAAAACTGGCCAAAATGGAAAATCGTATGCACGATGCTCATAATATCGAATTGGTTATGACTGAAATGCTTACAAACCTTCGAACTCAATTATTGGGCTTACCATCGCAGTTAGCTGGCCAGTTAGCAAACCAGTCACAAGAGAAAATTTGCGAAATTATGACTAGCGCTGTTGAGGCTAAGTTATCGGAGTTGGCCGGCTATGAGCCAGCCATGTTTGATGAGGCTGATTCAGATGAAGAAGACGATTGAGCTTTTTCGGCGAATATGTAAAAAATCATTTACGCCAATTGCTAAAACATCGGTAAGCGAATGGGCAGATAACTACCGCATCTTATCTTCCGAGTCTTCGGCAGAGCCAGGCCGCTGGCGAACAGACCGTGCTCCATATCAGCGCGAGATCATGGATTCGTTTACACAGCCTGGTATTCATAAAGTGGTTGCTAAAACGGCCAGTCAGGTCGGTAAGTCTGATATTATGAACAATGTTATGGGTCGTTTTGCTCATCTTGATCCCGGCCCTATGATGATGATCCAGCCGACAATTGAGTTGTCTGAGGATTACTCCAAAAGCCGTATAGCTCCGATGATTCGGGATACTAAAGTTTTGACTAATTTATTTTCTGATGTAAAATCTAAAGAAACCAGTAACACCATATTGAGTAAGCTTTTTCCGGGCGGTCGGTTAATTATGTGCGGGGCAAACAGCCCTGCTGGATTAGCCAGTCGCCCGATTCGCGTCTTACTTGGTGACGAAGTTGACCGCTTCCCTGATAGCGCTGGAACAGAAGGCGATCCGACTGATTTGGCCTTTAAACGGTTAACAACATTTTGGAACTGGATTGCAGGATTATTTTCTACGCCAACTATCAAGGGTGCGTCTCGTATTGATACCGAATACGCGGCCGGCACGCAGGAAGAATGGCAGCATGAATGTCCGAACTGTAAAGAAAGCCACCTAGTTACTCATCGCAATATGAAATATGAATATGATGAAAAGAAAAATGACGATGGTACCAAGTTTGTAATAGTCCATTCGGTGGTATGGCGCTGTCCGGATTGTGGCTTTGAATTTGATGAACAGACAATGAAAGCCGCGCCGCAAAAATACGTAGCGCAAAATCCTGATGCTATACAAAATGGAGTCAGGAGTTTCTTTGTAAATTGCTTTGCATCTCCATGGCTGAAATGGAAAGACATGATTCGAGAGTATCTTGAAGCCAAAGGCGATCCAGAGCGTGAGAAAGTTGTCTTTAATACCCGGTTTGGTGAAAGCTATGAACGAAAAGGAAATTTTGAAGACGAAGCCATATTTTTAAATCGCCGCGAACAATACCCCGCAGCTCTGCCTGACGGGGTATTGTTATTAACTGCTGCCGTTGACGTTCAGGACAACCGCCTTGAATATGAAGTCGAAGGCTGGGGCGAAGGGGAGGAAAATTGGGGTATTAAAAAAGGTATTGTGCTAGGTGTTCCTGACAGGCAAGAAACGTGGGATGAACTTGATCAGCAGTTGGATCGTGTATATCGATTTGCGAGCGGTACCGGCCTAGTGGTTTCGCGGACATTCATTGACTCTGGCGGTCACTACACAGATAAGGTATATCGGTATTGTCGAAACAATATGCACAAAGGACGATTTGCTATCAAGGGCTATCCGGGAGCTGGAATACCGCTAATATATAAAATTGGTACCGCAAAAGAATACGGCATACCTCTTGTATTGCTGGGTGTTGATGGTGGAAAACAGTACATCATGGATCGCCTATCTATTGAAACTCCAGGGCCAAAGTATTTTCATTTCCCGCTCGATAACGAAAAAGCTGAATTAATGCAAGAACTTGTAAAGAAAGTTGGGCTCAACATACCAGAAGTTTTGTTTACCCGTGGTTATGACCAAATCTATTTCAAAGGTCTTATTGCTGAGAAGTTGGTACCGCGAAAAGTTAAAGGTAAGGTTGTTATGCAGTGGGAAAACGTAGCAACTGACAGACGCAATGAACCACTTGATTTAAAAGTGTATAATTTAGGCTGCTTACACAGTATTAATCCGGATTGGACTATGTATAAACAGCTTATAAAAGGTACTAAGCCAGAACCAAAAGCGGTAAAAGCCGAGCAGAAAAACAACACAGCAGAGCCTAAAAAATATGGCTGTATTAAAAAAGGGGTGATGTAATTGGCTGATAGCGTACAAGAAACGCGCTTGAAAAACTATATTGATGCCGAGCAAAAAGCACTGCTGTCCCAGGAATACCAAGAAGGTGGCAAAAAGAATCGTCGCGCCGACCTTAATCAGATCAGTGAAGGTATTAACGAGTTATTAGCGGGCGGGGCGGGTGCCACATACAAACCTGGCGGACGTTCCAGACGCGTAATATTAAGGGATTTATAGGGGTGATGCCATGAGTAGAAAACGAAGGCAAAAAGCCAGGATGCCTACAAGTGCACCGGTCACGCAGCAGGTAGGGGCGCAAATATTGCGGCAGATCATAAATACCGGTTACTCAGAGAGCGGTGCCAGCTACCGAAAGGGAAGCTTAGCTGCTTGGCGACCGATTCAAAGCAGTCCACAGTCGGACATTGATGTCAATTTAAACACGCTGCGTGCTCGATCGGCGGATGCAGCGATGGGTCTACCACTGGCAACTAGCGCAATTAATACATCGCGTACTAGTGTTATTGGTGCCGGACTCAGACTAAGCCCGAAACCAAAATATAAACTGCTGGGTATTACCTCCAAAGAGGCTGAGGAATGGGGGCAAATCGTCAAAGAAGAATTTGACCTGTGGGCCAGCAGTAAGTTTTGTGATGTACTGCGGAAAAACAATTGGTATGATATGCAGGATATCGCCTATCAGCGGTACCTGATTGATGGCGATAGTTTCGCAGCTTTTAAATATCGGGTACCAGTGCCAGGTATGCCTTATAGCTTGCGAATACAGCTATTTGAAGCCAGTAGGATATGTAATCCTGGTGTGCAGTCGCTTCTAGGAGCCATATCGCCGTGGAGCGTTGTTGTTAAGAACCCGGACAATGGCAACCGCATTATAAATGGCGTTGAAGTCGATGACGATGGGGCGGTGGTGGCATATTGGATTTGTAATAAATATCCGTATGATCCCACGAACACGCAATTGCCTAAGTGGGTGCGCGTGGAAGCGTTTGGGAAACTAACCGGACAGCCGAATATCTTGCAAATTTCCCACGATGAACGCCCTGAACAATATCGGGGCGTTCCGTATTTAGCGCCTGTACTGGAAGTACTGAAACAGGTTGGCCGATATACGGAAGCTGAACTGACGGCGGCGATAATAAAATCATTTTTTAGCGTGTTTTTTAAAGAAAGCTACGCAGGTACCGGTTTTCCGATTGAGCAAGCGTTGAGTCAACGTGATAAGGTTTCTTTGAATCCAAACGACTTTGAGTTAGGATCTGGGACAATGAATGTTTTGCCTCCGGGGTATGACGTTACCTCGGTGGATGCCAGCCGAACACTGTCAACCTATGAGCCGTTTACAAACCAGTTAATTAAACAAATCGGCGCAGGATTGGAGCAGCCTTACGAAGTAATCCTGAAAGCATTTAATTCTTCCTATACCGCAAGCCGGGCTGCGCTGCTGCAAGCATGGGCTGCTTACAAAATACGCAGGGTGTGGTTTTCGCGTGACTTCAATCAGCCATCATATGAAACCTGGCTTGGCGAGGCGGTTGCTATTAGGCGTATTAAAGCACCGGGATTTTTCACAAACCCACTAATTCGCAAAGCCTGGTGCAATGCTGAATGGTACGGTCCGGTAATGGGTGTTCTTGATCCGGTAAAAGAGGTACAAGCCTCTGCAGCCCGTGTTCAGCAGGGTATCAGTACGCGTGAAAAAGAAGCGGCGGAAATGACTGGCACCAGTTGGGATGAAAACATTGAACGACTGGCGATCGAGCAGGAGCGAATGCAGGCATTGGGATTGCCATTAGAACCGGTGGCTAAGACGAAAACTGATGAAAAAGAGCCGGAGGAGGGAGGAAGTGTGAAGGAATGAAAAGGTTTTGGAACTTCAAAAACGATGCCAAAGACGAAGACGTCATATTAAGAATTGACGGTGACATCGTAGACGATGATGAATCGTGGATTTATGAATGGCTTGGCATAGCAGCTGCCTCGCCCAATTCGTTCCGCAATGAACTCGCGCAGTATGTCGGTAAAAATATTTCGGTTTGGATTGATAGTTATGGCGGCAGCGTGTTTGCGGCAACCGGAATTTACAATGCGCTGATGGAGCATAAAAAGACCGGGGCGAAGGTAACGACAATAATTGACAGTAGAGCCATGAGCGCAGCAACTATCCCAGCTATGGCTGGCGATGAGCGAAAAATTACCATCGGCGGCATTTTTATGATGCATAATCCGTTAACTGGTGCTTATGGCTACGCTACAGACTTGAGAAAAACAGCGGATGTGCTGGATGTGGTTAAAGAAACCATCGTAAATGCTTACCAAATAGCCACAAAGTTAGATCGTAACAAGATTGCCTCTATGATGGACGACGAAACCTATATGAGCGCCAAAACAGCCATAAAAGAAGGTTTTGCCACTGAAATTCACATGCCAGTAGATAGCCAGGGTGAAAAGGCAGAACCTATTATGAATTTTTCCTTCAATCGGCTGGCAATCCAAAACGCGGCTAATGATTCAATGAAAAACTTCTTTGAAGTCGCAAAAAAATTTGGTTCATCACAGGAACCGCCGATGAAACCTGCTGCGAATAAGCAAAAAAATAAGGAGGATACAGAGATGGAAATTAATTCAGTCGAGGATCTAAAAAAAGAAAAGCCCGACTTGGTCAATCAGGTGGTAAATGATGCAGTTACGAGTGAGCGCGCCCGCATTACTGCACTGGATGCACTTGATGATCCTAAAAATGCGGCTGTGCATGAGATTATTATTGACGCAAAAGCTGCTGGCAAAACAGCCGAGGATGTGCAAAAGTACGTCGATATTGCCAAAAAGCATATTCCGGTTGATAAGCCAGCGGACCCGGCACAAGATTTTATGACAAAGGCCATTATCGATAACAAGGCTTCCGGCGTTGATGGTGCCTTAGCTACAGGTGCAAATAACACTGGAGCAGATGACAAGCAAAAGGACGCTGAGGACATTAGCTTCATGGCTAGTGTAATTAATAAAAAGAACGGGAGGGTTAAGTAATGGCTGAATTAGTTAATTCAATTGATACGTTTGAGTATGACGGCTTAATTGGCGGCTGTAATCCGGCAGTTTCCACAAAGAATGTTACCATTGCCAGTGGGGCGGGTAAATTGGTACGCGGTACGGTTTTAGGGGTAATTACCACCAGTGGTAAATATACAACGGTTAATAGTACTAACACTGATGGTAGTCAAACCGCAAAAGCCATATTGGTCTATGATGTAGATGCCACCAGTGCAGACGTAATCACCCCTGTATATTGGGCAGGGCCGTTTAATCGTGAAGCCTTGGTTTTTGGTGGTACCGACACTGCGGATACCCATGAAGACGCATTACGCGACGTTAATATTTTGTTGACGTCCGAACAATAAAAAATTTAAGGGGGTTAGATTAATATGGCTATTGATATTAACAATACTTATACACTATTGCAGGCACTGGAGCAGTCATTTCCACCGCAAACCTTGTTTAGGGATACCTTTTTTCCTGATATAAAAACTTTTGTCACTAAAACGGTGCTCATGGATTACCGTAAGGGTAACCGGGTTTTGTCACCGTTTGTTTCTAAGGGAGGCAGCAGCGTAAATGTTGGTCGTACTGGTTTCAGTACCAAGGAATATGAACCGCCGATGATGGCACCGTCGCGCCCAACGACGAACGACGATGTTGAAAACCGTGCTTTTGGTGAGAATGTATTTTCAAGTATTACGCAGGAACAAAGGGCGCAGCAACTTAGAGCCCAGGACATGGCCGATATGGTCGATATGAATACACGGCGCATAGAGTGGATGTGTGCTCAGCTTATGCTATATGGTCAGTTTAATGTTGAAGGATATGCCGATGATGGTGAAACGGCTATTGTTGACACTGTGACCTATTCAGACTGGACACAGAAGCTAACTTTAACAGGGACCGATATGTGGACTGATACTAGTGCAGACATTTATGGGCAATTGCAGGACATGTCTCAAGCAGTATCGCGTAACAGTGGCCGTGTGCCAAATACAGCGATTGGAAGCTATAAAACCAGCAACAAAATCTTGAAAAATGCCAGTATTTTAGAGTATCTAATGATTCCTAATGCACAAAATATGTCACTAATGAGCATTCAACCTCGTATTATTGATCCGGGCGTGGTCCGTATTGGTTATATTCAAAGCCTGAATTTGGAAATTTATGCGTATGACGGAATTTATGAAGATGCTGCCAAAACTATTCAGCAATACATTCCTGACGGTTATTTTATTATGGGTGTTTCTGGTCGCGGAAGTCAATTATTCGGCGCTGTTACCCAACTGGAACAAGATGGCGTAAGGCGTACATACCAGGGCGCTAACGTGCCGAAAGTCTGGAATGAGACTGGCAAAGACGTGCAAATGCTCCGTGTTGCTAGTAAGTGCGTGCCGAAACCGGAGTTTATTGACGACTGGTACACTCTGAAGGCATATTAATTTTTAGCCGATTACCGGTGAAGGAGGAAACACCTTGGATTTACATGTTAAACAGTTTACCGTTCGCTACCAGGGCAAAGATTGTGGTCCTGGTAGTATTATTTATGACGTTGATCAGGAATTGGGCGAGAATTTGATTGCCGATAGCAATGGGACTATTGAAGCCTTGCCGGAAAGAGAAGTAAGTGCGGCCAGTACTACAGATGTTAAGGTTAGCGCAGATATCGGCGCTAGTACTGTTGCTGATACTAGCACTGAAACCGGCGATTCAACGGCAACGTTGCCGTCTGTTGATCCTAAAAAGACAGTAAAATAAGGTGATACCATGAACTTAAAAGATGTCATGAGCACTGATATTGACGATGTATTTTTAGATGTCGACGAATTTGCCACCACCCACACCATCGACGGCCAGGCAAATATCCTGTGCGTGATTGACGACAAATCAAGCCCAAATCAGATTGACGGCGTATATGTTGTACGTCGTCAGTTATTTGTTAAGCAAGAAACCTTGGGCTATAGGCCGATACCAGGACAAAAAATGAGCATCGACAATGAGTATTTTTATATTGTGGACTGCATCGGCGAAGGATTGTTGGAAGTCATACTGGAGGCGAATCGCTCATGATTGAGTTTAACGCCGAACAGATTAAAAAATCCGAAACACTGTTGGGTGGTATCAAAGATGCACTGCCCAGGGCTCAAAGCAACGCAATTAACCGAAGCCTTACATCTGCAAGGGCAGAAGCCGTGCGCAGTGTAACCAAAGATTATATAATTGCTGCCGGTGAAGTACGAAAAACCATGGTAATAAAAAACGCAAATCCAAGCAATCCTTTGGGGGCTATCAGGTCATCCGGTAGCCCTATAGCTTTATCAAAGTTCGACATAAATCCAAAGCGACCAGGTAAAAGGGTTGCTGTTACGGTCCGAGTGAAACGTTCTGGCGGACGTAAGCCAATTAAAAAAGCATTTGTGGCCGGAGTTGGTAGCGGACATACTGGCGTATTTGTGCGAGCGGGAAAAGCGCGGTACCCGTTAAAGCAACTCTATGGACCGTCTATCCCACAAATGGTAGGCAATGAAAACGTCATGAAAAGCGTTGAAGAAAAAGCAACTGAAACATTGGACAAACGCCTTGAACATGAGATTAATCGTATCCTGGAGGGTCATCTATGAACATATCAATCATGATGGACGAACTGGTCAAAGAACTAAAACAGGCTACAGCTACGCTGCAATTAGAAACGCCAAAAGGTGTTATTCGCGCTCCGCAGGTTGTTGATGGGTATTTGCCAGCAAAAAATCCGAAAGATACCGAAGCTACTGAGGATTTCCCGTATGTGATTGCTCGGTACTTAAACGATTCCAGCAACGACGAAGGAGCCATGGCACAGGTAAAAGTAATATGCGGCACATATTCTGAGGATGACCAGCGCGGCTGGCGTGATTTACTGAATTTGACCAATGCCATTAAAACGCATTTGCTGGCTCACCGACTTTTCGGTAAATGTTTTTCTATTGAGCTACCGATGAAACGCGAATTTCCCGAAGAACAACCTGCGCCGGAATGGGCAGGTTGGTTTACATTAAACATTTCAATTCCAAATATACAGGAGGTGGACGAAGATGTCCGAAGAATCCTTGACTGCTGAAGCAACAACTGCGACAGCTACGGCGTCCAGTACTGCAACAACTTCCGGAACTGCAGCTACTGCGACAGAAAGCCAGATTTATGTTGGCCCCAACATCGCCAGTGAACGATTAAACCGATTCGCCGTGTTTAAAAATGGGATACCGACTCACATGGATACAGTATTGGCAGCGTGTCCGGCAGTTGGAAAACTGTTCGTGCCGGTCAGTAAACTGTCCGAGACATTGGCTAGAATCAGTAAAACGGGTACGGCCTATAACACCTGGTATAGCCAGGTAACAGCCTATCTACAGAAGGGGGCGAAATAATTGTCCGAATACAAACATGGGGTGTATATAAACGAGGTCGCAACCTCAGTAACAGCACCGGCTGAAGTTTCAGCCGGTTTGCCTGTTTTTATCGGCAGAGCGCCGGTTAATTTGGTCACGGACCCTACCGCGTATGTAAATAAGCCTTTGCTGGCCTATACCTACAGCGAGGCGGTCGCAGCGTTGGGCTATTCCGACGACTGGGAAAACTATGAGCTATGCGAAGCAATTTATGTTTTGTTTAAACTATATGCGGTGGCTCCGGTGGTGCTCATTAACGTGCTTGACCCGGCAGAACACAAAGTTAGTGTTAGTGATGCGAGTGTAACTTTAGCCGATAGTGAGGCTACGATTAAAACGAAAGGTATTTTATTATCATCGCTGGCTGTTAAGCTTACCACCGCAGGGCAGGAACTTGTTTCCGGAACTGATTATACTGCTGCGTTCGACGATGACGGATATGTACTGATTACGGCCATCGATGGCGGCGCAATTACATCCAGTCAGCCAAGCTTGGTAGTCTCATATAACAACCTCGACCCGTCCCTGGTAACATCGACAGATATTATTGGTGGTACCGACACCACTACCGGTGCAATGACCGGTATGGAACTAATTGACCAGGTATTCCCGAAATTCGGGCTGGTACCGGGGCTTATCAATGCGCCTGGATGGAGTGATCAATCAGGTGTTGCGGCTGTTATGAAAGCAAAATGCACGAATATCAACAGCCTATTTAAAGCCATGGCCGTCTGCGATATTGATTGCACTAGCAGCGGCGCTGACCTATATACCGAAGTGTACGAGTGGAAAACCACTAAAAACTATATCAGTGAGTATCAGATCAACTGCTGGCCCAAAGTCGCTTTGGATGGTGTGAAGTTCCGTCTTAGTACCCAACTGACTGGGCTGATGTGCTATGTCGATTCAGAAAATGGCGATATTCCGTATGTCAGCCCATCGAACAAGACTCTGCAAATTGACAGCGTAGTTAATGCCGATGGTGATGAAATCACTCTTGGCCCCGATCAGGCTGCATATGTCAACGGTAAGGGTGTTGTTATTGCGGTAAACATTATGGGCGGATGGAAATCCTGGGGCAACCGCACTGGTATTTACCCAACCAGTACCGACCCGAAGGATGCTTGGATTCCTGTACGCCGGATGTTTAACTGGATTGGAAACAGTATTATCACAACATACTGGCAGAAAGTGGATGATCCATTAAATAAAAGACTAATCCAAACCGTAGTTGATAGTATGAATATCTGGCTAAACGGTCTAACGGCCAAGGGTGCGCTGTTAGGTGGCAGGGTTGAGTTCTTGGAATCTGAAAACGCTACAACCGACCTCTTAAACGGTATTGTAAATTTCCATGTGTACGTAACTCCACCGGTACCAGCTGAGGACATGGAATTTACTTTGGAATTTGATACTAGTTATTTTGAATCCCTATTTTCAGACTAATAAGGAGGTGTAATCTATGAGTTCAAGTGTAAATCCAATCCCGGAACGAATCCACGATTACCGGGTGTATAAAAGCGGTAATACCTTTTTGGGTACTGCCGACGTTGAATTGCCTAAAATCCAATACAATACCGAATCGGTAAAAGGGGCGGGCATCTTAGGCGAGCTTGAAACCCCGACAATCGGTCAAACTAAGTCATTAAAGACAAAAATTAACTTTCGGACAACCACGTCAGATATGATTAGTCTTTTAGATTGTGTAGGCCATGACTTGGAATTTCGTTCCGCAATTCAAAAGTATGATGTTAGTAGTGGAGAGAGAAGCATTGAAGGTCACCGGATTGTTATTCGTGGATTTCCGTCAGAGGGCGAGCTCGGCAAATTAGAACAGGGCGGAGCTAATAATAGTTCGATTGAGCTTGAATGCGTATATCTGAAATACGTAATCAACGGCACTACGGTACTTGAAATTGACAAACTGAACTACGTCTACAAAGTAAGTGGTACGGACCTATTATCAGGTATAAAAACAGCACTGGGAATAATTTAATACTGGAGGATGAAACATGAACACAATCACATTAAGCAAACCGATCTCTAAAGATGGTAATGAAATTACCGCCTTAAACCTGGACTTTGACAAAATCACCGGCAATAAAATCATTGCCGCGGAAAAAGAAGCCCGCTTGTTGGGTGATACCACTCCGGACGCTTGCTATAGCAAGACATTCCAGGCTATTCTAGCGGCAAAGGCTGCTGCTGAATCGGTCGTAGTAGATGATATCTTGGGACTATCTGGCTCTGATTTTATCCAGATTACAAACACGGTATCAAATTTTTTGTTCAACTGGGCCTTGCCGGTCAGCGCCCAGGCAAGCTAATAAGAAAAACAGCATTATCTCTCACTGAATTTGAAAAGGTCTCGTATTGGATGGAAATGCCGATACGAGACTTTTATGTTTGGATTCAAGATGCTATTGAACTGATGGAGGAAAGGAGGAAAAAATGAGTAAGGTATTTCAGGTAGCTTTTGAAATTGCCGGTAAAATGGGCGCTAGTTTCCAGAGTACCTTTTCCTCCGCTTCCGCTCAAATGCATACCTTGGGAGCGCAGTCGGCAGCCCTGCGAAGTAATTTGAAAACCCTGGACGTCGCATATAGCAGCGGGGTTATTAATGTTGACAGCTATAAAAATGCCCAGGCACGCCTGAAAGCCCAGTTGGAGCAAACACGGTCAGCACAATCTGGGTTGATGGCGGCACAGAGCCAGCAGAACGAAGCCAGTAAACGTTCTTCGCAAATTCGCGGGCGTATGGTTGATACTGCAATAACTGCAGCTCCTTTGATGGCAGCGACCAAGGCGGCTATTGATTTTGAAACAGCAATGGGCGGAGTAGCTAAACAAGTTCAGGGAGCTAGGGATGACAACGGAGAGCTGACACCAACCTACTACCAGATGCAGTCAAATGTGATGAATTTGAGCCGTGACCTTCGCATGATGCCCAGTGTTGTGGCGGATACTACAGCAGCTGCAGCCAGGATGGGTGTTCAGGGTGCCGATGCATTGAATGACTTTGTTAAAATGTCGGTCCAGATGGGTGTCGCCTTTGAAGGCAGCGGCGACGTTATAGCTGAACAGATGGCCAAAATTGCTAATATCCGTGGGATAAAAATAGATACCGCGGAAGGCAGGGCACAGATAAAAGACCTTGCTGATACCGTCAACTATTTAGACGATCAGACTACAGCAAAAGGCCCTGAAATCATTGAGGTATTGCAACGTATTAGTGGTACTGCAGCACAGTCAACATTTTCAAATAACGAACTCGCAGCCCTGGGGACGACAATGCTGGATTTAGGCAAAACTCCTGAAACTGCAGCAACCGGCTTAAATGCTCTTATGAATCGTTTGGCAACCGCTCCAAGTCAAGCAAAACCTTTTCAGGAAACACTGGTTCAACTTGGTATAGATGCACGAGAACTTCAGGCGTCTTACATGATGGATTCTAAAGGCACGTTGTTTAGTTTGCTTGATCAAATTAAAGGACTAGATAAAGCGCAGCAGGCCGAGACACTAACTGGCCTGTTTGGCGCTGAATACCAGGATGATATTTCAGCATTAGCATCTGGCATGGATAAACTACGTGGTAACATGGATTTGTTAAATGACTCTGCTCGCCAAGGCAGCATGGAAAAGGAATTTGCTGCGAAATTAAAACTAACGGCCTCCTCGATCGACGCTGTTAAACAGTCGACAGCTGAAACAGGAATATCCTTAGGACAAGTATTTCTGCCAGCTATAGTCCAAATATCGGGAGCGTTCCAAGCGGGAGCACAGCATTTAGCGGCGTTTAGGCAGGAGCATCCACAGTTAACGAATGCGATTGTCATTACTACGGCGGGTTTGGTTGGGTTTCGGCTTGCGTGGCTGGCTACATCATTTAGTATTAATCAATATAAGGATACTGTTGCCGGTGTTAAGTTACTATTAGCCAGTCAAAACGCTCAAATGGTTATAAATAAAACCTCTATGCTAATGTCAGCCGGTGCGTCAAAAGCAGCTGCCGCTGGCCAATGGTTATTTAACGCTTCATTGTACGGCTGTCCTGTTGTATGGATTGTGGCGGGTTTAGCAGCTATAGTTGCAGCAGGGTATTTGTTATACCAGAACTTTGACAAAGTTAAGGCGTTTTGCGAAACCATGTGGGATAACCCGACAGCGAAAATATTATTCTTCGTAACTGGGCCGATAGGTTTGCTTGTTGGAGCGGGTGTTGGAATAATCGCTAACTGGGAAACCGTCAAAGCTTGGTTTGTAACCCTCTGGAATGATCCCTCCGCTGCGGTTGGTCAATTCACATCGTATGTGCAAAGTAAATTTAGTAATGCTTATAATGCAGGAGCACAGTTTGCCGGTAATTTATCATCCAGCATTTCATCGGGTATAAATTCGGCAATTAACTATGTTGCTGCTCTACCGGGTCGAATAACTGTAGCTGTTACTGAAACTGCACAGGCTGTTGCATTTGGTGTTGGCTATATGATTGGTTATATTGCTAACCTGCCGGGACGTGTAACTGTTTTTGCTGTTAATACGGGTACGGCTTTAGTAGCTGGAATACAAAACGGTATAAACACTACGTCAGAGTATATAGCTTCTGGTGTAACCAATATGGTTGGTTATATTTCAGCCTTACCAGGTGAAGTTTATATTTTTGCCGTAGCAACTGGCACCGCAATGACGACTGCGATTGGCAATGGGGTTAATAGTACGATCCAAATTTTTACCGAATTACCGGCAAATGCGGCAGCAGCATTAGATGGCTTTTTACAAACTGTCGATGCCTGGGGATCTAACATTTATACTTCGGTAGTCAATTGGGTTGGTCAGATACCGAATGCCATATCCAGTGCAATCAGTAGTGCCGGAAGTTTTGTAAGTAATTTAATTGGTGGAGCGAGCGGTAGCTTTAGTGCAGGTATGCAGGCTGGAGGCGGCAGTGTAGATATTGCTTCCAACGCAGTTGGCGGAATTTACGGCCAAGGAGCATTCTTAACTACATTTGCCGAGAAATCGAAAGAAGCCGCAATTCCTATAGATGGTTCTGCTCGGTCAATATCATTATGGCAGCAGACAGGTGACCTACTTGGAATTAATACTTCCAGTCAGGATAATAGCCCTTCAATTTGGCAAAAAGCTGGTGACATGCTAGGTGCAGGCGGTGGAGGCGATACCTATAAAATAACCTTTGCACCGGTCATAAATGGCGCAAATCGTGAAGAGATCATGCCGGAATTACAAAGGCAGCAGGATAGCTTTATGGACCGCCTAAAAGACGTAGTGCATCAGCAAGGGAGGGTAAGCTATGGCAGCTAGTACCTATACGACAAAACAGGGTGACATGTGGGACTCCATTGCAAAAAAACTCTACGGCGATGAATACCTCATGCAGGACCTGATCGAAGCCAATCCAGATCATGTAACCACCGTAATTTTTAGTGCGGGGGTAGTATTGACCGTGCCCACTTCGACTACTACCACATCATCAAGCCTGCCGCCCTGGAAAACTAGCTCATGACAATAGCGCGACAAGCATGGCTAGAAATTAAATACGAGAGCACAGATATAACGGAGGATTTGCAGCCATATTTAAAAGGTTGGACCTATACCGATAACTTAAGCGGTCAGTCTGATGATTTGCAAATTACGCTGGCAGATAAACAACAGCTCTGGATCGGCGACTGGTTTCCGGACAAAGGAGCAAAACTGACCGCTACTATCAAACGTAACAACTGGAATGATGATGACAAAGCGGATGAGCTGCCGCTCGGTACATTTGAAATTGATGAAATCTCGTCCAGCTACCCTCCGTCAGAGGTAACTATCAAAGCCCTCTCAGTGTTCCAGTCCTTGGCCTTAAAAGGCGAAGATAAAAACCGTGCTTGGGAAAAATCAAAGCTTTCTGTCGTAGCGAACGACATAGCCACTGGCGTGGGGTTAACACTATATTATGAAGTTGAGAACGATCCGGAATATGACCGTATCGAGCAAACCGAACAGCAGGATTTGCCGTTCTTACAGAAACTTTGCCAGGATGCCGGGCTTGCCTTAAAGGTTTCTGATTCGAAAGTCATAATTTTTGATGAAGCAAAATATGAGCAGGTCGATCCAGTATTGACGATTAACCGTTTGACATTTCCTATTAAAAAATTTAGCGGCCGCTCAACAATAAATGATACTTATGGGGCTTGCCGTATAAAATACCGATCGCCGAAAGGCCGTAAAAACTACGACTATACATTTACACCGTCAAATCCGCCTGAAACAACGCGGGTTTTAGTTTTGCGCGAACAATTCGACAGTCCTGCTGAAGCCGAGCGGAAAGCAAAGAAAGCTTTGCGCGAGAAAAACAGCAAGGCTTGGCAGTTTAGCCTGACGATTACCGCAGATATCAGACTATTGGCCAGCATGGTAGTGACGCTGAAAAATTTTGGCAAGTTTGATGGTAACTGGCTGATTACTCAGGCAACACGTGGGCAGAGCGGTAGTGGTTATGAAGTTAGTCTGCAATTACGCCGCTGTTTGGAGGGATATTAATGGATAGTCAGATTAAAAATTTATTCCGGGTTGGAACTGTATCAGCCATTGATGATGCAAATCAATTGGTTCGCGTCGCGTTCGATGATTTGGACGACACTGTTTCCCCTTGGATGCAGGTAGCTGCAAGGGGAGCATACAAAGATGATGACTACTGGATACCAGATCCCGACGAACAAGTCATGTGTATGTTCATGCCGACCGGTAACGCCGAAGGGTACGTATTGTTTAGTGTTCGGGGTACGGCTAACGCTCCCAAAGCCGGGGCGCAAGGAAAACGATATATCCGGTTTGGTGATGGTGCGGTTGTTGAGTATGACCGGTCCTCTAGCACCATGACAATCAATGTGCCTGGACCGGTGAATATCGTGGCCAGCGGTAATGTAAATGTGACCGGCGATGTAATTGCTGGCGGCATATCGCTTAAAACGCATGTTCACGGCGGTGTAACATCCGGTGGTAGTAATACCAGTGCGCCAGCATAAGGCAGGTGATTATATATGTCCATAAGCATACTAAGCGGCAAACTAAACGACCAGGATATAGAGGTTGTTTTTGAATCCTCTTATGATTCGTCAGGGGTTGAAAATACCTATAGTATCGGTGGTCTAGTCAACGTTTCGCAATCGTCCAGTGGCGTTGCTGTGAGTGTTGCTGGATATAGTTTGACAGGCTCATCGGATAGCTCGGAATTCAAAGTGATGACTTTTGACGATTTTAAACGGGATTCTGCTGGCAGATGGGCCACCCATGAAATTATCGGTATTGATAAGAAACCAATCCTAGAATTTATCGGTCCCGGCCTGGAAACCATCAGCTTTTCCATATTTTTAACTACAATGCTAGGCGTTGAGCCGGTGGATGAACTAAAAAAGTTACGACAACTCAGAGATAATGGCGTTGTTTGTATGTTTACCATCGGTGGCAATGCCGTGACGGCAAACGCTTGGGTAATAACTCAATTGAGTGAAACACACAAGACCTATGACAATAAAGGTAGCTTGTTAGTAGCTTCCGTGAGCGTTAGCCTGACAGAATACGTCAAGCTGCCGAAGGAGGAATGAGATGGCCACAACCTATGAAGTCAGTTCATCGAGTGGCTTAGAGATTAATTTTGGCGCGACCGGCGATGAAGAAATATTGCAAAACGTGGCCATGATTCTGGCGTCAGTGGTATACTCTTGCCCGATGGATAGAGGGTTTGCCTGGGATGGCAGTTTGCTTGACAGGCCGATGAATATTGTTAAAGCCTTGCTTGCCTCCAGGCTAATTTCGGCAATCACTACCTATGAGCCGCGTGTCCAGGTTACCAGTATTACTATCGATGGGTCCGAAGGCGTTTTGAATCCCTCCGTGAAAGTGAGGATTATAGATGGCTAATTTTAATTTACCAGACATTACATTTGCAGAAAAAGATTCATCGACAATCGAAACAGAAATCATTGATCAGTACGAAGAAACCAGCGGAATAACACTGGCCGACGCCGATCCACGCAAAAAACTACTGCAGTCGGAAGTCCCAATTATTACAGGGCAACGGGCAGTCATTGATTATTCCGCGAAGCAAAACCTATTGGCTTATGCTGCTGCTGATTTTTTGGACCATATCGGGGTATTGGTAGGTTGCAATCGCATTGCGGCTACAGCGGCTACCGCGACAATGCGATTTAGCCTATTAGCAGTCCGTACTTTATCAGTTACGATTCCCGCGGGACGACTTGTTACATCTGGAGATGGTGTATTTTTTGCCACAGCAGCAGAGTCAACAATAACAGCAGGTTCGTTATATGCTGATGTTAAAGTACAATGTACTAAAGCAGGGGCGAAGGGCAACGGTTATGCAGTTGGTACTATCACTACATTAGTAAAGCCAATCTCTTATATTGTATCAGCAACGAACATAACCGAAAGTGAAGGCGGTACAGATGAGGAAACTGACGACGCCTACAGGGAACGAATTCAGCAAGCGCCGGAAAGTTTCTCTACAGCTGGGCCTACCGGTGCATATGAATATTGGGCAAAAACAGCATCCAGTACAATTATTGATGTATCGGTAACTTCTCCCAGCGCCGGTGTAGTGGCTATTTATCCGCTAGTAACCGGGGGAGAAATACCGGGGCAGGAAATCCTAGACGCTGTACTGGAAATTTGCAATGATGAAAAAATTCGGCCGTTGACTGACAATGTGCAGGTGTTAGTGCCAGAACAAGTATCGTATAGTATTGATGTGAGCTATTGGATTGACAAAACGAATGAAAGCGTAGCATCGGCTTTGCAAACAGCCATAGAAGCAGTAGTAACCACCTACATTACCTGGCAAAAAGCCGAACTGGGGCGCGATATTGATCCGTCGGAATTAATCTACAAAATGAAAGCAGCTGGTGCCAAACGAGTAACAGTAACATCGCCTACATACTTGGCATTGACGGATAGCCAGGTGGCTAAAGAATCGACAACTACGATTAATTATGGGGGGATTGAATCATGACCAAGAGTATTTACGATGTGTCTTGGCTTGACTTAATCCCTTCCAGTATTTCCGGCGATGTCCAGGTGCAGGCCATTAGCGCCGCTGTTACCCCGCAGCTGCAGGAAGTCAGTAACGCTATAAAAGAATGCACTATATTAGTCCGGATCGATGAACTATCTGAGAATGTAATTGACCTCTTAGCTTGGCAATATCATGTGGACTTCTATGAGCCAGACCTGACGTTAACACAGAAAAGAGCATTGGTTAAAACCAGTATTGACGCACATCGGCACAAAGGCACGCCTTATGCTGTTAAGTTAGTTGTTACGGCCATACTGGAAGATGCAGAGGTACAGGAATGGTTCGACTATGGCGGCGATCCATATTACTTCCGGGTTGTAAAAATTGGCGGACAGATGATTGACGCCGATACATATACCCGGCTTAAAAAAGCGATCGATAAAGTGAAGAATACTCGGTCTTGGCTGGACGGCGTATCGTTAACTCGAACCATAGAAGGTAGTATTTATTTTGGCATTCTGAACAGCGTGCATCGAAAAGTCGATATTCATCCGATTTTCTTTAACATGTCGGATATTACGAACGCACAGTATCTAGGTGCAGCAATGCATATTCATCGAAAAACAACGATGTAGGGGGTGAAAATATGGCAAATTGGTCAGGTGGCGTCCTAACAACAAAAGGACAAGCCTTGCAGGCAAAGGTTGACGCGGGACAAACTACATTGACGCTGACAAAAATGAAAATTGGTTCTGGTGTCCTGGCTGATGGGCAGAGTTTGGAAGCTTTGACGGATTTAATTTCTCCGCAGCAAAATATATCAATCAGTGGTATCTCGGCAAGTGATAATGTAACGACTATAACCGGCGTTGTAACCAATTCAGGTTTAACGGCCGGTTTTTACGTGCGTGAATTAGGAGTATTTGCAACAGATCCTGATGATGGGGAAATATTATATTCGGCCACCACGGACTCCGCGCCGGACTATTTACCGGAAGCGGGCAGCAGCGTCACAGTATCGCAAGAATTCAATTACTATATAGCGGTAAGTAATACGTCTACCGTCTCTGCCACGCTTAGTACAAGCGGATTAGTGACAGTGGGAATGCTGCAGTCGCATACCCATGATGGCACCGGTAGCAATGGTCCGCAACTGGGGAGCGATGGATTAGAGAATGGTGCTGCAACAGACTTGATTATCGGCAACCGTACCATCACTGACACGACAACAGCAGCAACAGGGGCTAATACACTGACGAATCTTTTGAGTATGCTGGGCTACATGATAAAAAGTGTCACTGGTAAATCGGCCTGGTATACTGCGCCAGCAACGACGTTGCAAACCCTGAATGATTTAATTGTTAGTACAGCAGCGGCCAATAAGCTGTTAAAGCTTAATTCCAGCGGGGCGCTGCCGACAGATATAACAGGTAATGCGGCAACAGCTACAAACGCGACTAGCCATATTGCAAATACAGCCGGTGCTCATGCGGCTACAGCTATTTCATGCACCGCCACTGGTGATGTAGCTGCTACTACAGTTCAAGCAGCAATTGCAGAGTTGGCAAGTGACAAAGCTGCTAACGCACATTCTTCTTCTGCTACAACCTACGGGATATCTACAGCATCGGTATACGGTCATGCAATGGCGTCAGCAGCAACACCATTAGTTGCTGGAACTGCAGCAATAGGAACTGACAATGGTAAATTTGCTAGAGAAGGGCATGTGCATCCAGCTCAGACGACTATAACAGGTAATGCCGCAACAGCAACAACAGCTACGAGTGCTACAACAGCAACTACTTGCTCAGGCAATGCAGCAACTGCTACTATTTTAGCTACTGCAAGAACAATTAATGGCGTGTCATTTGATGGGAGCGCTAATATAACGGTTGCTGATTCAACTAAAGCACCTATAGACCATGCATCGACAGCCACTACCTACGGCATAGCCTCGGCCACAGAATACGGTCATGCAATGGCATCGGCAGCCACCCCTTTAATTGCTGGGACAGCTGCGGTAGGTACTGATAATGGGAAATTTGCAAGAGAAGGGCATGTGCATCCTGTTCAGACTACTATCACCGGGAATGCGGCAACTGCTACAAATGCGACCACCCATATAGCCGCTACGGCTGCGGCACACGATGCAAGCGCCATAACTAATACGGCTAGTGGTACTATAAGTGCAACCACAGTGCAGGCGGCGCTTAATGAATTGGGTACAGAAAAAGCAGCGCTTGCAGGGGCCGCTTTCACCGGTGCTGTAACTATGGCAAGTACTCTTGGCGTTACCGGTGCAATAACTGCAGCAGGTGGAGTTGTGGGGGCGCTAACAGGCAATGCGGCTACTGCTACAAAGTTAGCTACTGCAAGAACAATTACTTTATCAGGTGATGTAACTGGTAGCGGTAGTTTTGACGGTAGTGCCAATTTGTCAATTACAACCACTTCAAACAGTAGCCCGTCATACGCCATTATTACAGATGAAAAAACGTCTGGAACAAGTGGAGGATCTGGAACTGCTAGTACCTGGAATACGCGCGACCTCAATACAATCAAAGTTGATACTGACAGTATAGTAACGCTATCTAGTAATCAATTTACACTTCAATCTGGAACATATCTTATTGAAGCTGTCGCTCCTGTTTATGCAGCTGGAAACAATCGTACTCGTTTGCAAAATATTACAGATTCAACTACTATTGCATATGGAAATAATTGCCTTACTTCGACAGGTACTTACGCCAATGGGGCATCATCCACCTTATACGCAAAATTCACTATTTCTGCGGCGAAAGTATTTGAGTTACAGCATTGGATTCAGTCAGCAGCTGGTGGTTCTAGCGTTTTGGGTGCTCTCTGCGGTATCACTGGTGTGGTTGAAACGTATTCGATTGTAAAAATTACAAAGATTTAATTAGAAGATTATATGGAGGCGATTAGATGCCGCGCGAACCTTGCCGCTAAAGAAGTTATAAAAAAGCGCCAATGTATGTATAATTTCCCCAAGTAGTACATCTATGGTATACTTAAAGGCGCAAAAACACCATACAGGAGGAAAATTT